TTGCTAAATCTGCAAATCCTCATATCAAGCCTTATGAACAATTCTTCATGGAAATGGAAGTCTTTCCGATTCAGGAAGTTGGGCCTGTGTTGATGGAAATGCTGAATGCGAGCATGACGACAAAAAAGCACCAGATGAATCAGAATCAGCTAGCGAAGAAATCTTCACAGTAGAATCCTATCTGTCCTGCTGTAAAGAAACTGGTCTGTCTATCGATGATCTAAAGCACATCTCAATCGGAATGGCTCTAGATTATCAGACGGATTATGTGAATTTACGGAGCGAGGACAAAGGTGGCGAACGGAAGGCCACGCAAGCTGATTTTGACAGTTTTTAAAGAAAAAATGAGTGCTGAGAGAGCGATTCTGAGACCAAGTTCGTTAGTCTGACTGTATTATCAGTGGTAGAAGCTATCTCAGCGCTTTTCTATATTTTTGAGAAAGGAGGAAATATGGCAGGAAATATCAAAGGTATCAAAATTGAAATCGATGGCGACACGCAACCCTTACAAAAGGCCCTGAAAAATGTCAATAAGGCTGCTACTGATGCAAGTCAGGAGTTGAGACAGATTGACAAGGCCTTGAAGTTTGATACAGGGAACATAACTCTCTTGACTCAGAAGCAAGAAGTTTTACAGAAGCAAGTTGCGACGACCAAGGAGAAACTGGAAACTTTGAGACAAGCTCAGTCTCAGGTGGAACAACAGTTCAAAAATGGGAATATCGGTGCTGATCAATACCGTGCTTTTCAACGTGAAGTCGAAGTAACCCAAAATGTCCTGAAGGGATATGAAGGAAAACTAGCAAACGTAAATCAGGCACTTGCTGAGAATGGGAATGCAACTAAAAGCAACCAAACGCAACTGAAAGAATTGCAGAATGAACAGAGTCAACTTGCTTCAGAGATGACTAAGGTGACAAGCTCATTCAAACTGCAAGAAAGTGCTTTAGGTTCAAATGCTAGCGAAGCTGAGAGAAATGCTCTTGCCCAGAAGAAGATTGGTGCCCAGTCTGAGATTGTAAGTAAACAGATTTCAAATCTAGAACAGCAATTGGAAATCACTAAAAAAGAATTTGGTGAGAACTCCACACAAGCCAACAAGATGGAAGCTGAGCTAAATCAGGCTAAAACTGCTTTTAATCATCTCAATGATGAGATGAAGGGAACAAAGTCTGCTGCTGATAGCACTCAAGAAAGTTTAAGTGAAATCTCAAGAAATTTAAGAGCAGAACTACTTCAACAGTTTAGTGAGAAGTTGAGTGCTATTTCAGAAAAGCTTGTGGAAGTAGGAAAAGAAGCGTTAGAAGCAGCTGCTCAAATGCAAGCTAGTAATGCTCAATTTACTACCGTTTTCGGAGATATGGAAACCCAAGCAAGAGAAGCGTTGAATGCTATTGGTCAGGAAATGGATATTGTCCCAGAGCGATTGCAAGGATCATTCACTCAGATGGCTTCATTTGCCAAAACTTCAGGATTGGATACAGCAGAAGCTTTGGATCTTACTTCTCGTGCAACTAGGGCAGCAGCAGACGGTGCAGCCTTCTATGACAAATCTATTGAGAGCGTAACAGAGAGCTTACAATCTTTTTTGAAGGGAAACTTTGCTAACGATGCCGCTCTTGGCATTTCTGCAACAGAAACGACCAGGAATGCAGCTGCAAATAAATTGTACGGAAAGTCATTCAAGGACTTGAGCGAAGCGCAGAAGCAATTGACATTGCTTCAGATGGTCGAAGACGGAAATAAACTCTCAGGAGCTCTTGGACAGGCTGCAAGAGAATCAGACGGCCTAGAAAACGTGATGGGGAATCTGAAACAAGCTGGGACCAATGCATTATCTGCTATTGGTCAACCTCTTCTGGAAATGATGATCCCTGTTTTCCAAACCTTGGCAACGATTGTGAAAGGTGTGGCCGAGCTGTTCAATTCCTTGCCTGATCCAGTAAAAGATTTCATTGTCATCTTAGGGGTGGTTTTGACAATTGTGGGTGCCTTAGCCCCCATATTCTTAACTCTACAAGCTGTGTTTATGTCCTCATTTGGAGCTATGATTGCAGCGGCATTACCAATCATTGGGATTATTGCAGGAGTAGTGGTGGCTATAACAGCGATTGTTGCAATCGTGAAATACCTTTGGGAAACTAACGAAGGCTTCAGAGAAGCGGTCACGACTATATGGAATGCTATACTAGCCGTTATCAATACAGTTGTTTCAGAAATCTCTGATTTCATCATGAGTATATTCGGAACGGTTGTTACTTGGTGGACGGAGAACCAGGAACTTATCAGGACAAGTGCTGAGACTGTCTGGAATGCCATTTATACGGTCATCAGTACAATACTGGATATACTTGGCCCCTTGCTCCAAGCTGGCTGGGATAACATTCAACTGATCATTACAACAACTTGGGAAATCATCAAGACCGTTGTTGAGACTGCAATAAATGTTGTCCTTGGTGTTATCCAAGCAGTTATGCAGATCATTACTGGTGATTGGTCAGGAGCTTGGGAAACTATCAAGGGAGTGTTTTCTACTGTATGGCAAGCTATTCAAAGCATTGTTCAGACTATTTTCTCAGCCATTCAGAGCTACATTTCAAATATTCTCAACGGCATTTCAGGAACCGTATCAAATATTTGGAACGGCATCAAGGATACTGTATCAAATGTGTTAAATGCCATATCTAGCACGGTATCAAGTGTTTGGGAAGGTATCAAGAGTACCATTTCAGGTGCTATCAATGGTGCAAGGGATGCTGTTTCTTCAGCTATTGAAGCCATCAAAGGATTGTTTAACTTCAACATCAGCTGGCCACATATTCCACTACCTCACTTTTATGTGAGCGGTTCAGCCAATCCATTAGATTGGTTAAGTCAAGGTGTTCCAAGTATTGGAATTGAATGGTATGCCAAGGGCGGTATCATGACGAAACCAACTATTTTTGGAATGAATGGCAATAATCTCATGGTTGGTGGTGAAGCTGGAAATGAAGCAGTGTTACCACTCAATGACAAGACACTTGGTGCTATCGGTCGAGGTATCGCTCAGACAATGGGTGGAACTTCACCGACCATCAACATTAACATTACTGGTAATACTATCAGAGAAGAAGCTGACATCATTCGGATTGCTGATGAGGTAGCGCAGAGGATTGCTGACGAATTGCAACGTAAGACACAATTGAGAGGAGGGTTTGCATGATAAAGCATAATGAGCTTGTGATTGACGGTGTGAGAACATCGTCTTTTCCTTTTAAGGTCATTGTCCATGATTCTCCCTCAATTGCTCTGGGAGAGAGCAAGACAGCTCTCTTGGAGCATGGTGGTATCAGTGGAGCAATCGTTCAGACAAACAAGCATAGGGAACTGATCAAGAAATCTTATACGATTTACTTGGTCAAACCTACTGAAGAACAGATGAACCAATTTATGAGTCTGTTTATCCGTGAAAAGTTCTGGCTAGAGAGTGAGCGAGTCAAAACAACTCGTCTTTGGTGCTATAAGGTCAATGTGAGCGACCTTGAAGAAGTGCAACCTGATCTTTACATGACCCAAGCAACCTTCACTTGCCATCCTACCAAATACTTCAAAACCACTGATACACAGAGATTGACAAGAAGTGGGACTTTGGCCGTTCAAGGTTCTGCACTTGCTTTTCCTAAAATCACAATCGTTGGTCAGAGCGCTGTTGATACTTCGTTTACAATCGCTGGTCAGGTCATTCGTCTTGAAAAGCTCTCAGAATCGCTTGTGATGGTCAATAATCCTGACAATCCTAGCTTTAAAACAACAACAGGGAAGGCAGTGAAATGGTCAGGGGATTTTATCACAGTTGATCCAGCGAAACTTAGGAATGTTGGGGTTGTTTTGGGCCCAGGTATTCAATCGATTGAAATCGAAACGATTTGGGGGTGGGCATAATTGCTTTATTTACTTAATAAAGACGTGAGAACCGTTCGATGGAACGGGGAGCCACTTCATGAAGCAACTTCAGCTATTGTGAAAGAAACCATGAATGGCGATTTCACCCTAACTGTGAAATATCCTATTTCTGACTCAGGTATCTATCAGCTCATCCAAGAAGATATGCTGATAAAGGCTCCGACTCCCGTTTTAGGAGCGCAGCTGTTTCGCATCAAGAAACCTGTTGAGCACAATGACCATCTGGAAATCACAGCCTATCACATTTCAGATGATGTGATGCAACGATCTATCACACCAATGAGTGTGACTAGTCAGAGCTGTGGAATGGCTCTTTCTCGCATGGTTCAAAACACAAAAACGGCTCTTGGGGACTTTTCATTTAACAGCGATATCCAGGATCGTAGGACCTTCAACACGACTGAAACAGAAACTCTGTACTCTGTATTGCTGGACGGTAAGCACAGCATTGTTGGTACATGGGAAGGCGAGCTGGTTCGTGATAACTTTGCGATGACTGTCAAGAAGAATCGTGGGGAGAATCGTGGTGTTGTTATTACAACGCATAAGAATCTGAAAGATTACCAACGTACAAGGAACAGTCAGAATGTTGTCACAAGAATCCATGCTAAGTCAACTTTTAAAACTGAGGGCGCTGAAAAAGAAACGACTATCAGAGTGACTGTTGATAGTCCTCTTATCAACTCATACCCTTATA